CTCCATACTTTCTAGCTTCTGTTATTCTTATTTCTAATTCTGGATTTTTTTTTAAGTACGCATAAAACTTCATCAATGAGAAAGGATACTGGCTTTGATCTTCCAGAATTTCGGTAAGGGTTTTTCCATTTGCTAGTTTGTCGCATATTATATCTACTTGGTTGGTTGTTATCAATTCCAGGTTTGATTTTTTGGTAGTAATATTCTTTGAGTTTTTCGTTATCATAATTTTTAAATTGTATTAGTTTGGATAGCTGTTTGATCCTAGTTTCATCTGTATAGTTTTTCTTTTTAAATCCCTTAACATTTTGATAGCCATGATATTTACACTTATAAACATTGTTTGCAAGTAGATAACCCTTCATTTTACAGGGTATTTTTTTACCTACTCTTAATCCAGCACGAGTAAAGCCTTGACAAAACACCTTACGCATTGGTCTACCTGGCATTTACTTACTCTCCCATGGTTTAATACCATTACGAATATTATATGCCTTTTTTTCTTTGTATCTGTGATTTGTTTCTTTCTTTATTTTGGACAACGCCGACAATATTTTATCAGCATTTACATATGTTGCACTTTTCTCTCTCTCATTATCTTGCTTACGTTCAATGGCTAGTTTGCATAAATAGATATTAGTTTTATCTTCTTTTAATTCGTTGATAGGGAGCTTAGATAATTCATCTAATATCTTCTCCCTATCCCCTGCAAAACTCTTAACTATTTTACCTATATTATTAATGGATAATGTTTCTTCTAATGTAGTCGTATTACGGCTATCTCGTGTCGATGACACGGCTATCTGGGTTGGCTCGTAAAGTTTTTCAGCTCTAAGAAATACCTCATTAACAATATAAGTTTTACCAGATTTACCTCGAATAGATTTAATAACATTAAGTTTATTTAAAGTTTCCAAACAATCTTTAATTGTAGTACGGCATAGACCCGTATCTTTATGGATTGTTTCATGCCTTAGTCCTGCTTTATAGCCATTTTTCTTCCAAGCATATTTCATGACAGATAAAAAAACATTAAGACAATAAGACTTCTTAACCCCATCAATAATATCTAAATGGTGGTATAATTTATAGGTAATATGTAAAAATCCCCTAGATGTATTCATTTATTTTCCTTTTTTACAGTTTTTAGTATGGTTTATATGGAGGTTTCGCAAAATGTCGACCCATTGATCCTCATTCATTAATTGAAACTCTGTCCTAGAAGCTCGTATACGCTTGATCCTAAAGGTTAGGCTCCCAGGTGTCGATTCTTTATAGAACACTAAAAAACAGGGTATGTTTAGGCGTTCAGCAATGATCTTTGAGAGGTTTGTAGCCTTATATTTCTGGTCCTTATCATAACAAGTCTCAATGATTGCTAAAGGCTCATAACAATACTGACAACACTCAACAGAATCAATATCAATCATGGCAATACCCTCATATTTTCTATGCCAATCATTATAATTTCCATTACTGAAAGCGTATGTGTATCTAGCCATTATCTTTTTTTTTATCTGTATAAATTTCGTACCATGCACCACAACTTTTGCAATCGTAGTATGAAATTATGTTGTGAGTTGAATCTGGATCAATATCTTCCATATCATAATCGTTTTGCCAGATCACATCATCATTACAATAAAAGCATTTCATTTTTTATTTATCCTTTCTTTAATTATTATTATCTCATTATTTTTTTCTTCTAACTCTTTTTCTAACACAAAAATTATATCAGCTTGTTTCTTAATATATTTCTTGGCTCGTTTTAATTCTTGTTTGCAATCAGTTTCGTCAAAGATTCCAGAATATGTCATTTCTCGTATATAATTTTTTTAACTACTGATCTAGGATAAGCAGTTATGTTTCCAACAGATAACTTATCTTCATCATAAAAAAATGAGGTAAATATTTTTACTACTTTAGAATCTTTATAATATAGATAACCAATATCCTCACACCAAGTATAACTAAACTTATCAACATCTGCCAAATCGTCATACCATTGGGAAGATGAGCAAATATCAACCCAAATTATACGCACCTTTTTATATGGTAGTTTTTTCTTAGTCATTTTATTATCCGTTATATAACTTTTAGAGCTATTGACAATAGACAATAACGGGTGTAATTACAGTATAAAAACGGAAAGGTTTAAATGGAAAACGAAAAAATACAAAAAGCATTTTCAATATTTAATGGTGGAGAAGGATTAGATCATTGGTCTTACTCATCAACATCAACACCCTTTGCAAAAAATATTATTGGTTACAGTTTCCCTCAAGAAGTTAGAAGGAAGTTTCCATTTAGATACAAAGCAAACTTTGGCAACCTAGTAAATAATGTAGTTCAAAAACAAATCGCAGATGTAATTTATAAAACTAAAACAATTAAAGAAACAGAGTGGGATAAAAATTATAATGTTTGTTTTAAAGCTGAGCAAGAAGAAATAAATAAAAATGAACCTGTAGATGCAAAAGATAAGTACGGCAGAGAAGCTATGATTAAGTTTGCTACAGATTGTATTCCAATTACAAAAAAAGTTGTGCAAGATATAATTGGTAAAGATAAATTAGTTTGCGAAAGATATGTAGAGTTAAAAGAATTTGACATGATTAAGCCTGTGATCGGCAGAATAGATTATGAAACTAAAACAAAATTTATAGAATTAAAAACTAAGCCACCTAATTTAAGGAAGGTTAAAGGTAAAGAAGAGTGGAACATGATCACTCAAGAATTACCTACGGAACCAACGATTGAAAACCTTACACAAACTTCGTTCTACTACATGGCAACAAAGAAGATACCATACTTGGTATATGTTAATGATAAAGATTATGTCATCTTTGATAAGAGCCATGAGTTAATGAAGGCAGATCACTTGCAACATCTTTATAATAAAATGATTGATAAAATTTTATTGTGGGAAAAGATGATTATGTTTTGTGAGGGTAACATTGAGAAGTTAGCTTTAATGATGGAGCCACCAGACCTTAATCATTTCTTTTACTATAAAGATTTAGCAGATGAACAAAAACAACTAATCAATAAACTATGGGGTATTAAATATGAGTAGCGAAAACAATAACGTATATAGAATGGGAAATAAAAATATGACAAACATACATAAGAAGTTACACAATGCTTGTAATCATGCGAGTGGTGTAAAGAAAGCAAACAAGGTTAAAGGTATGCCTTTTAATCCTTTGTTACATGATGATGTACAAAGAGTGGCTATGGAAGCTCTTTTAAAAAATGGTTTATATCCAACTTGTAATTACATAACAGATGTTACGGATAGATTTGTAATTGTAACTTGCACCATGAGAATAACTGACATTGATGATCCAGCAAGTTTCATTGTCATTGATGGATGTACTGCAATGGGTGGTTTAGATAAATACGGAACGGGTCAAGCAATGTCATACAGTAAAAAGTATGCGTTCTTAAATGCACTCAATCTAAAAACAGGAATGGATTTAGAAGATGGTTATAACGCAAAACCATTTGAGCAAAATTCTGTGGAGCAATCCTCAGAACCTACCTATCTTGATGATGAGATAGATGTAGAAGAGATCATTAACAGGATCGAACAAACTAAAACTGAAAAACAATTAGCTTCGGTTAAAAGTCAAGTGAGATCAGTTGTTAATCATCTCAAAAATAATAACTTCAAAGCATACGAACAGATCAGAGATTTGTGTAGTGAGCATGAAGTCAAACTAACAAATAATCAATCGTAAGATTGATATAACTAAGGAGTAAACATGGATAATCAATCCGAAAAAATATACATCAACCTAACCAAGAATAAAGATTGGAAGTCTCCAACAGATAAACTTCCAGTTTACATTGGTCCTAAAAATATGAAACATCCAGATAAGAACTGGACTATTGGGGTCAATATTAATGGTAAGTGGTATAACCAAGCTGCGTTTCCGTCAAAAGATCAAGATGGCAATGTCAAGGAAGGAGAATTGACAGTAATTTTAACACCGAGTGGAGCAGGAGCAGGTAAAAATGCCTTTGCAAAACCAAGTGAAGGTGCTAATAACGAATATACCTTTTAACTTAGGCTAAAGGGTATCCAGCAGGGTGGGGTTTTTTTTCCCTTTCTAATCGTTTTCCCCACCTTGCTAAAACAGGATTTAATATGACAGATAATATAAAAGAACCATCACACTACATAGCAAACAAGATTGAACCTATTGATTTTATAATTAAAAATGAATTTGATTTTTGTGAAGGCAATGTAATTAAGTATATTTCCAGATACAAAAGAAAAAATGGTATCGAGGATCTCAAAAAAGCCAGACAGTATATAGATTTTTTGATAAAAAAAGAAGTTGAAAAAACTAAATAAGTATGACAAAATTTAAAAGAATTATCAATGGAGAGTGTCATTTTCAAATGATTGAACTCTTTGATGATGTAAAGAAAGCTGCAAACAATTCCAATAGAGGAGAGTTTGTAGAATGCAAGATCAATAATTTAAAATATGATTTTGCAACAGTAAAAAAGGAGCATGATGGAACAAATCCG